TCTAATGCCAATTTTGTTTATTCGAGTTATATGGTATCATTACCATCAACGGGTTCATATAATGTTACAGCAGCAGGAGCACTTGAAGTTGCACTAAATATACCAGCCGTATCTGTATCAATTCCAGCAGGAGTTAGTCATACCACATCATACCCATCGTATTTACCTACATTCAATGGGCAATTCCATGGTGGGTATTCATCACCATCTGTTGCATACGCAGAATTAAATTTAGAAGCAGTTAATATTTCTACTGGTGTTGTTGTGGGTAGAACTTTACTTGGAACAGCCGCAGCTGTTAGTTCATATAATGCTGGTAATTATTATACCGGAGAATATATAGAAGAAGGGGGAGGTGGAACGTGTTTAGTTGGAACATCACTAATTGAAATGGGTGATGGTTCATTCAAACAAATTAAAGATATTCAAATTGGTGATTTTATTAAATCATTAGATATTGATTCATTAACACCAAAATATTCCGAAGAAAATGATTGGACTGCAACCCATATATCCGATTCCGAAAAAACAATTGAAGAGGTGTTGGATATCAAATCATATGCTGATAATGAAATTTACAATATAAATAATGGATTAATTGAATGTACACACTCACACAAACATATTATTAAACAAAATGGTGTTTGGTGTATTAAAACAACTGATAAAATAAATGTTGGAGATATATTCCTAAATTCAGAAAATGAAGAAGTTGAGATAACATCAATAACTATAAATGAGAAAACCGATGATGTTTATAACATTAGAGTATCTGGTAAGCATACTTATTATGTTAATGGTATATTAACCCACAACGTAAAACTTGAAAGTTTTGTATCCGTAACTGGTGATACTAAAATTATATTATCATCTGGTGAAACTATTCTTGCTAAAGATGTTGTTGAAGGTGAAAAAATAATAGCATGGAGTTGGAATGATAAATTAGATAATACTGAAGTAAACAAATTTAGTGAATTTGAAATAGCTAAAATTAAAAAGAGAAAAGTTGATAAAGTTTACAAAGTATCAGCCGGTGGTAAAACTATTAGAGTATCTGATTCGCATGGATTTTGGTTAAACGATAATAAACAAATAAAGACTGTTGAATTAGTTGCTGGTAAAAGTATGATTAACATCAAAGATGGTAATGGTATTAAATTGGTATTAGTTGATAGTGTTGAAATTATTAAAACCGATGAATGGGTATATACATTTTCTGTACCTGGAGTTCATAACTATGTTTCAGATGATATTATATCACATAATGATGGTACTTGGACATATATTTCAACCAACACTATAAGTGGTTATCAAAATAATGTTTCTGCCCAAACTGGTGTAACGCGCTCAATGAATCTAACATCTACTGGTAATATTAGATTTAGATATTCAATTAGATTTTATGGGTATTCGGGTCAAAGAGCAAATATTGGTTCCAGTATTAATTCATATTCATTTACATACCAATCACATACTGTTGGGCCAACTTTAGCAAATACACCAACATACGATACTATATTAAATGTATCTGTTCCATCCAATTTCGTTGAGATTAAAGCCGGTGGTATTCAAGTAGTATCAACACCTGATACCTATGTTAGAATACCAAGAAAACCAGCAGGTTCAGCTAATCAAGAAGTACTTAAAGCAGCCGGTGGTATATCATATTTTGAAAAAACAGTTGGTCTTGGGGTTGATACCTCAACAGCTATTAATTCAAAGGGTGATATTATACCTGAATCTGATTCATTGTACAATATTGGTAACTCATCAAATAGGTTTGCATATACTTATACCGATAACCTTATTGGATTAGGAAACCAACACCAAACAAATACGGTTGCTAGTTCAATGTCTACAAATAATTACCAAAAATTATCAGATGGTAGTATTATACAATGGGGAAGAATAAATAGTTCTGCTAACGTAACATTCCCTGTAACATTTGGTTCACCACCGGTTGTAACTTGTGCATCTTATAGAAGTTCAAATGGTTCAAATGGATATAATCATATATATAACCTTACCACATCTGGTGTTAGTTTAGTATTAGATAGTGTTGATGGGTATTGGATAGCTATTGGTAATCTTCCAACGGGATAATATATTATATTAATTAAAATTAAATTATGACTGAAAGACAAATTTTTGCAACATACGATTCTGATGGGAATTACACTGGATTTTACCCAACTGATGTTTGGGATATTAAGTATATTCCTACGGAAAATCGAATTGAACTCACCTATGATGAGTGGCAAGAGGCAATTAGTACTCGATGTAAATATGTAAATAGTGTACATACTAAAAACCCACTTACTAATGATGAACAAGCTGAACGGGATTTATTTACGGTTAGACTGAAACGAAATAATCTATTATCTGAATCCGATTGGACTCAATTTAATGATTCACCACTATCAGCTGAAAAGAAATTGGAGTGGGCAACTTATAGACAAGCATTACGAGATATTACAAATACAACTCCATATATTTACCCAATACAACCTGAATAATTTCGTTTAAATAAAAAAGTATATACTTATATATGAATATACAAACACAATAATTATGGAACAAAAAACTGAACAATTAGAACAATCGGTAATTGATAAATTAAAATCAATTCAAGAAGAACAAAACAATATGATTATTGCATTGGGACAATCGGCTGTTCGTAAAAGACAATTACAATCTCAAATTGCAGATATTGAATCTCAAGAAAAAGAATTTGGTAATAGAATCGATAAATCTATTGCTGATATGAATACCGAACTTGCTGAATTGGATATTAAATATCCAAATGGACAAATTGATTTAGAAGCTGGGACGGTAGTTTATTAATAAATAATTTGGAAATACCAAATTAATTTTGTATCTTTGTAAGATATGAACATATAAATAAGTTATGTCAAAACAAAAATTGTTATATATAGCATCCCATCTCTCAACTGGTGGGATGCCACAATACCTTTTAAAGCAAATTCAAATCTTTAAAGATAAATTTGATATTGAGGTAGTTGAGGTAAACAATCACTCTGGTGATGCCTTTGTAGTACAAAAGAATCAAATAGCTGATTTATGTAAGTTGTACACATTGGGTGATAATAAATCCGAACTTGTGGATATTATTAAATCAACTCAACCAAACATAATTCATTTTACGGAAATCCCCGAACATTTTTTAGCTCACAATATATTAGATACTATTTTTGACAATAGTAGAAATTACTATATTGTAGCATCTACACATGGTTCTCATACAAATCCAAATGAAATCAAATATCATCCAGATAGATATGTTTTAGTATCTGAATGGAGTAGACGAAGATTTGAATTGGTGGGAGTAGATACACGTGTATGGGATTATCCAATAGAAACTATTGAGTATGATAAAAACGAATTCAAAAACGAATTGGGATTTGAATCTGATTGGAAGCATGTTCTTATGGTTGGATTATTTACTGAAGGTAAGAATCAGGGTGAAATATTCAACGTAGCTAGATTATTAGAAAAATATAAAATTAAATTTCATTTTATCGGAAACCAAGCTATGAACTTTGAATCATATTGGGGACCAATAATGAAACACAAACCTGATAATTGTATTGTATGGGGTGAACGTAGTGATGTAGATAAATTCTACAAAGCATCGGATATGTTTTACTTTAGTTCTAAATTGGAATTAAATCCATTATCTATTAAAGAGGCATTGGGATATGGATTACCATCTATATTCAGAAAACTACACACATATTTGGATTCATATGATAATAATGAATTGGTTACTTATATCGATGATAACCTAAATCAAACCAAACAAATTATATTAGAAAAACTACAACCTGAATTTAATGAAATTCCTGGTTGGTTTTCATATGAACATTTGTATAATGAAATGGTTGAAAATGGAACCGATGGTGATGTATTTGTTGAGTTGGGTGCATGGTTGGGTAAATCAACCAATCATATGGCTACCTTAATTAAAGATTCTAATAAAGATATTAAATTTACAACTGTTGATACTTGGAAAGGTACCGATGGTGAAGAAATACATGATACAATAGTTGGTGGATTTGGTGGGGATATATTTTCAGAATTTATGGAAAATACTATGTTAAGTAATAACTCAAAATTATTTAACGTAATAAAGGATACATCTGAAAACGCATCAAATCAATTTCAACATAACTCAATTGATTTTATTATGTTGGATGCGGGTCATACTTATGATTCTTTAAAATCCGATTTAAACTTTTGGTATCATAAAGTAAAACCGGGTGGTGTTATTAGTGGAGATGATTATGGTGGAAGTTTCTTTCCGGGGGTTACTAGAGCAGCTGATGAATTTTTTTATAATCAAGCAAAGCACGTATATCGTTCATTTGTTAGAAAAAAACCAAAGATTCAAATTAAACATTTGATGACTAAGCCAAATGATTTGAGAGAACAAATTAGTTCAGAATCACTAAAACAATTGGAAAGTTATGGAATGGTGTATCAACCAATTGTAAATACTCCATTTGATGGAACACCACCATCTGATTTTTGTAAAAGACCAAATCAGATATCGGATAAGCCGGGAAACTTTGGGAATGGATTAGGTCCATTAACGGGTAGGCATTATGGGTGCTTTAACGCACATAGGGGAGCATTAGAAGCTATGGATGATGAATTTGATTATACATTAGTATTTGAAGCTGATGCGTTTATATTCACTGGATTAAAAGAATTTGTTGAAGCAGTTCATAAAGCATGTTTTATTTCTGAAAGAGATGATGTTTACTTTATTGGATTATCAAACAATAATTCCAGAAGTAAAGAATACATTGATGATTTATTCAGTAAAACTGCATCAAACCAAGATTTAGCACATGCGTATCTAATACCAAATAGAACAAAGAGTTGGTGGATTGATAGATTTAATGATACCCTATGGGAGGGATATGATTTATGGTTAACTGATGTGTTTAATAAAGAATCTAAATTACGATATACTACAAATAAAATGTATGTTAAACAAGCAGATGGATTTTCTCTTATTGATAGAGAAGTAAAAAAATGGAATTAATGATTTACGATAAATTAACTAAAAATTTAAATAACATTGTTGAAGTACGAAATAAAGTAAATTATCATTTCGTAAATGGTCCTTGGGCTGAAGTATTGGGAAACCAAACGGGTAAATACAATGTTAAGTTTATAAACAAACGTAATGGTAATGTTTTATTCACAACCGAATTATCAAACAATACTTGGGCTAAATGTAATATTGAGTATTTTATAGATTGGAGAATTGAAATATGGGAAGGTAATACTTTATTTTTTGAACATGATTATACCGCAACTAATAAGAGAGTTTATCTAGCACTATCATCAAAAGCATTGGGTGATACATTAGCATGGTTTCCATACTTTGACGAATTTCAGAAAGTACATAATTGTGAATTAATTGTATCTACATTTCATAACGAAATGTTAGAGTCACAATATCCAAATATAGAATTTGTAAAACCAGGTCAAAGTGTTGAAAATTTATACGCAATGTATACTGTTGGTTTATTCTATAATGAAGATGGTAGTGTAAATAACAGAAAAAATCCAAACGATTTTAAATCCCAAACAATGCAAAAAATGGGTTCTGATATATTGGGATTACCATATAAAGAAATAAAACCAAAGTTACCATCATCAGATATTGTTAAAGATGATAAGTTAATAACAATAGCAATACATGGAACTGCTCAATCTAAGTATTGGAATAACCCAAATGGTTGGCAAGAAGTAGTGAATTGGTTAAATGATAAAGGTTATACAGTTAAACTATTATCACAAGAGAATAATGATTATATGGGTAATAAACACCCAACTGGAGTAGTCAAACACCCAGCCGGTTCTTTGGAAAAAGTAATGGATGAAATGAGAAAATCAAAAGCATTCATTGGTATTGGTAGTGGGTTAAGTTGGTTAAGTTGGGCATTGGGTACAAAGACGGTATTGATTAGTGGATTCTCATATGATTGGGCAGAAATGCAAGATTGTGTTAGAATAACTTCACCTAAAGATAAATGTGGTGGATGCTTTAACCGATTAAAATTAGATGCTGGTGATTGGAATTGGTGTCCAGACCATAAAGGTACGGATAGGCAATTTGAATGTACTAAAGCAATTACATCTCAGATGGTTATTAATGAATTAGAAAAGTTTCTATGAAAAAGGTTTGGTTAAATGGATGTTTTGATGTTTTACATCATGCGCATTTTAAGATGATTGAGTTCGCATCTGCCTTTGGTGATATTGTTATTATTGGAATTGATTCCGATAGGAGAGTAAAGGAATTAAAAGGAGAAGATAGACCGTTCCATACTGAAGAAGAACGAAAGTATAATTTGGAAAGAATTAAAGGAGTTAGTAAAGTAGTTATATTTGATTCAGCTGAATTATTAGAAAATGTAATTAAAACATATAACCCTGATATATTTGTAATTGGGTCTGATTATAAAAATAAACCAATAGTGGGAGAACAATACGCAAAATCAATTGTGTATTTTAATCGAATGGATGATTTCAGTACAACTAAAATATTAACAAATGAGTAAAGTATTAATTATAGGTGAGGGATGTTTAGATGAATTCGTTTATGGAAAAGCTACACGATTATCACCTGAAGGACCTGCACCTGTTTTTATAGAATCACATACAATCACCAATGGTGGTATGGCTTATAATGTTAAAGAAAATTTAGAAGCATTGGGTTGTAAAACTGAATTGATTTGTAATACTCAATTGATTGTAAAAAAGAGATATGTTGAGGAAAGTTTTAATCATTTACTTTTACGAGTTGATATTGATGATGTAGTTCCGCCTATTGGTAATACACTTTCTGAAATAAATTTTTATGATTTTGATATGATAGTCATATCGGATTATAACAAAGGATTTCTAAGTGATACTGATATTGCTAAAATAGCATTTAATCACCCTAATACAATTTGTGATACTAAAAAAAAATTAGGAGAATGGTGCACTGATTTAAAGTTCATTAAATTAAACAGAACCGAATATCAAAATAATAAATCATTTATTGAAAATAATGAATGGATTTTAGAAAAACTAATAATCACATTAGATAAAGATGGATGTATGTATTTAAACAATATGTATCCAACTGATAAAGTTGAGATAATGGATATCTCAGGAGCAGGTGATACTTTTGTAGCAGGATTCACTACAAAGTATTTGGAAACAAATAATATTAATGAATCAATTATATTTGGAAATCGATGTTCATCTCAGGTTATACAAAAACGTGGGGTAAGTGTAATTTCTGAAAATTTCAGTTAGATATATTTATATATGAATTCAAAAACAATTTTTAATTAAAAAAACAATGGCAAACGAAACAATTCAAAAAATCGAGTTAGTTACAGTAGAATTAACCGAAGATATCCTTACTCCACTAAGAGAAGGCAATGGTAAAATTCAAGAATTAGTAAACGCTTTCGGGCAAATCTATTTGAGAAGAAAAGAATTAGAAGAAGAAATGGATAAACTACATGATGGTTTAGAAAGAGCTGAAGCTGATTTTAAATCTCAAAATGATGCGATGAGAGAATTAGTAGCTGGTCTTGAAAAGGAATACCCAAGAGGTCAAATCGATTTAAGAGAAGGTACTATTACTTATAATCCAGCTTTTAAAGAGCAAGCGGCTAAATAAAAAACTAAAACAATAAATTATTATATTTATATGGTATAAGAGAAATAATTATCATATAATGAGTGATTTATCAAAGTTTTTAGTAGAGAGTATATTATTAGGAGAAGCGAGCAGTGTAAAGGACTTAGTTGTTGTTTACTCTGGTCGCTTTCAACCTTTTCATAAAGGGCACTTCGCTACTTACCAAACATTAGTAAAAAAGTTTGGAAAAAATAATGTTTATATCGGAACCTCTGATAAAACAGACAATCAAAAATCCCCATTCAATTTTAAGGAGAAAGTAAAGGTAATGACCACTATGTTTGGTATCCCATCAAACAAAATAGCTCAGGTCAAAAATCCCTATGCTCCAACTGAAATCCTAAGCAAATTCAATAAAGAAACTACTGCATTTATAACTGTGGTTGGTGAGAAAGATTCAAGTCGTTTGGGTGGGAAGTATTTTGAAAAATACAAAGATAGTATTGAATTGGAAGGATATGCTGATAGGGGGTATGTTTTTATATCACCAGCACAACCAAATGCAATTAGTGGTACTGATGTTAGGATTGGTTTAAAAAAAGGTAGTACTGAGGATAAAAAAGATTTCTTTGTAAAGAAAGCTTATGGTAAATTCAATCAATCAATTTTTGATATGGTTGTTGATAAACTTTCCAAATTACCAGAATCAATTAATTTAGATGAAGGTATTACATTAGATGTTGAAATCGGAGATACCATTTTAATGGGTAGATTTAAAAATAAAAAAGTTATTGTAAAAACTATTGGAAAAGATGAACATGGAATGCCAACTATCAATGGTAAAAAGGTAGCAACTTTTAGAATGATAAAGGAAGGATATCAAGTAATCTTTGAAGATGAAAATGATGATTCCAAATACACTCATATTGGACATGGTGTGTATAAACAAAAAGGTAAAGAGGATGATGAATCTTCTCCATCTTTTTCAAAGAATGATGGTGGTAAGTATGTTAAAATAGATGGAGCTAGTGATACAAAATCGGAACCATCTAAAGGAACTAAAGTAGCCGGTTCGGATATGTTTAAACATGCACCTGATGTTAAGCAAAAAGAAAAACCCAAAACTGAAATACCAAATGTTGCATTAGATAATGTAACTAAGGTATTACCAAAAGCAGATTCAGATACATTTAGTTCAGAATCGGATATTCCTAAAATTTCAAATAAGCAACAAAGAGAAATTTCAATGCAGATTGATAAGTTGGTTCAACTAACAAATCAGGCAAAAGAAAATGGTGAAGCAGCTCCTAATTACAATTTATGTAAAATAACTGTAGCTGGAACAAACTTATATTGTGCTGGTAATGCTGGAATTCCTCGTGAGGAAATGCCACAATTTAAAGGCAAACCAACCGAAGGTTCACCTGCGGCAAGTATGGAAAAAGATATAAATGGTGAAGTTGATACGGAACCAATGTTTAGAGAACTATTGAAAAGAAAGGGTATTAAAACTATCCAAACTGAATTACCATCGGATTCTCTAAAAGCAACTCAATCTGAATTAGTTGGTGCAAAGGTAGCTGGTATGGCAAAGGCATTAGAGAATGACCCGAATCATCCAAAGATTACTGCTCCAATCTATGTAAGTAGAGATGGATATGTAGTGGATGGTCATCATCGTTGGGCAGCTGTAACAACAAACGCAATTAGAGATGGGAAACCTGCTAATATGAAAGTTATTGTTATTGATGCCGATATAAAGGATGTGATACCAATGTCAAATAAATTTGCAGAAGAAATTGGTGTTGCTGCTAAAAAAGCAGATACTGGTAAAAACGAATCGGTAATTAACGAAATCCCAATGGCTGATTTACAACAAATTGATAAATACGCTGATAGACAATTAAATCCAATTGATATCGTTCTTACTGATAAACATTTTTTCGATAGATTAAATGATACGAGAAATGGTAAGGAAATATCAGCAGCAGAACTAACTGGGTTCTTTAAAAGATTAGGTAGAAATAAAAAGAAATTTGTTGAATTCTTAACTCAATACAACCAAGTTGTAGCAAAGGATAATAGAACTAATATCAATATACCATTTATGCTTCAAGCTAATAAAGCTATTGCAAAAACTATAATGAGAAAAGGTGAATTCAAAACAACAACACCTGAATATAAATTTGAATCAGTAATTGCTGAAACGTTAGACTCTCATTTGGGGAAAAAACATGGTGTGGAATTGGATGTATATGAATATCCAGAATACTTAGAAATTCACAGAATAGTTGTTCCAAAAGAAAAAAGAAGTGAGGGTATTGGTACAAAAGTAATGAATGATATTATTACTTATGCAAAGAAAACCAAAAAAGATGTATTCTTAACTCCATCATCTGATTTTGGGGGTTCTAAGGGAAGATTAATCCAATTCTATAAATCATTCGGATTTAAAGATAATAAAGGTGGAACTAGAGATTTTAGAAGCAAAGAATCAATGAAATTGACTGTTGAAACAATCAAACATATTGATGGTAAGTGGGTGGTATATCCAAAGGATGGTGGTGATAGATTAGGAACACATGATACTAAAGAGAAAGCACTTAAGCAATTAAGAGCAATTGAAATAAGTAAAAATGAAAATATTAATTCAAAAAATCATAAATCGGATGGTACAATAGACCATAATTTTTTACAACATCACAAATCGGGAACATATACACCTGATATGGGATATGGTGCAGAATTGGATACAATTGATTTTGATGATAGTAAAAAAACAGAACCTGGTCATCAAACAAATACAAAGGATACCGAAGATAAAGGATATGAAATGGTTAAAAAATCAGTAGAAGAAGCATACACTAAAGGTAATATCTTTGGTGGTAAACTTAAAATAGGTGGAGTAGCAGTTCCATTAGAAGTTGAATTGATTGGAGCTGATAATAAGAAAAAAGTATTCATTGTAAAGGTTGTTCATATTGATTCAAAGTATCATTCTAAATTACCATCAAATGGAATATTAGAAATACCTGCAAGAATATTCAGAACACCGGGTGGTGGTTGGTATAAAGTAAAAACCAAATCAGCATTTGAAGGAATTGGAATGGGTTACCCAGACCAAGCATGGATTGATAAACATAAAGAAGTTCTTAAAAGATTAAGAAAGAAATTTAACGCTGAGAAATTACAATATAACGAACCATACGCATTGGGTGGTGGGATTAGTGAAAGAGTAGAAAATGGTAAAGTAATTTGTGATAATTGTGGTTGGAGTTGGAAAATTTCTGAAGGTGGAAGTGATACCTATATGTGTCACAAATGTGGAACTGATAATAACCCAAACATAACTGAGGGGTTATTAACTGAAGGTGGTGCGTATGGACATATGAATCATCCATTTGATACTGAAATTAACTTAACATTTGGACAACTTAAAGATATTGTGAATCGTGCATTAGAAGGTAAGTTGGAATTGACAAGAGAAAAAACTGATGGACAAGCATTAGCAATCAGTTGGGTGAATGGAAGATTAGTTGCTGCTAGAAACAAAGGACATCTAGCTAATAGAGGTGAGAAGGCATTGGATATAAATGGAGTAGCTACTAAGTTTGCCGGAAGAGGTGAGTTAGAAAAAGCATACAACTTTGCTATGAGTGATTTATCAAAAGCAATAAAATCACTTTCAGAAAAACAAAGAGAAAAAGTTTTTAAGAATGGTGCATGTTTTATGAATTTGGAGGTAATATATCCAACTTCGGTAAATGTAATTCCTTATGGACAAGCACTATTAGTATTTCATGGAACAATGGAATATAATGAAGCTGGTATAGCAATTGGTGAAAATCAAGAAGCAGCTAAAGTTTTGGCTGGTATGATTAAGCAAGTAAATCAAAACGTACAATCGGCTTATACAATACAAGGACCTCCAGTTGTTAAGTTACCACAATCAAAAAACTTAACTTCATTAAAAGGAAAATATAGTGGACAGATTACAAAACTACAATCTAAGTTTAAACTATCCGATACGGATGGTATTGCTGATTATCATCAAGCATGGTGGACTGATTTTGTAACTAAGAAATCACCATCTCCGATTGATAATAGAACTCTAATGGGATTGGTTAAGAGATGGGCATTCTATGATAAATCATTCCGTTTAGACAATAAAAACATTACCGATGCTAAAGTATTAAGTTGGGCAACTGGTATTGATAAGAATGACCACGCTAAGATAGCAAAGGATAATATTAGACCTTTTGAGGATATATTTTTGGGTGTTGGCTCTGAAGTACTTTCATTTATGAGTTCAGTACTTACAGCAAACCCTGATTCTGCGGTTAGAGCTATGAAGGATAGATTAGATAAAACTATATCAGATGTTAAGACTGGTGGTGATGAAAAGAAGATAGCAAAACTTAAAATGGAATTACAAAGATTAAACGCTATTGGTGGAAAAGATAAAATAGTTCCAAACGAAGGTATCGTATTTGTGTACAATGGAAATACAATGAAACTAACAGGTACATTTGCACCATTAAATCAAATTCTTGGATTATTTTACGAATAGTAAAAAATTCAATACTTATATATATGAATATATAAGAACAATTTATGGCTAATACAGAATTTAAGAAAAGTTTCATGCATCCAACTCGTAGAAAGTTGGCTGATATGGTTCAGACTGGTGAATACGAAAAAAATACGCAAGTTGGATTCTCTAATATAAAAGAGGAAGTTTCCAGAACCATTGGAGATATTTGGGAAGATAAAGATGGTTATCTTTGGGAACAAAAAGAATATGGTAGAGTAAGACAATCTAAGAGTAGTGATACCATGTCTGAAGTTAGAAATTATTTACAACAAATTTCAAGTTGTAAATCAAATGATTGTGATGTTAGTGGTAACTACTCAAATGCAGATAAGAAGTTAATTTCAAAGACTGGATATTGTGCTGGCTGTTTAGCTAGACGAGAATTTCAAATAAAACAAGATGGTTTATGGGAAGCATATAGTGAATATAGAATTTATTCAAATATGGCAGCTTATGGTACGGATGTTTTGGAAAAATTAAACAACGCATATAAAGAGGTATCCAATATACATGAGTATGTAAACGAAGATGGCTCAGTTGAAAGATGGCAAAATGATAAAGATGTAGAGCAGTTAAAAACTGAAATACAAAAAGATATTGATAGTGGTAAGTTGGAACTTATCGAAGTTATAGAAAAACGAAACGCAGCATATGAATTATTAAAAGATAAGAATTATGAATTGGTTTCAAAACTTTAAATTTAATAATATGAAAGACAACAAATTGGTAATTTTATTGGTTATTATCGCAGTGTTAATAGGGTGGAGTATATTTACAACCAGCCAAATTAAAACTGATATAGCTGGCTATAATCAAAAAATTGATTCAATCCAAAAGGATATTGATTCGGTTTATACAAAAAATGATTTGATAGATACTCAAATTGATTTAGTTGATACACATATCTCTAATGTAGATAAAGATATTCAACAAGTAACAAAAAACATAACTATAATTAAAAATAATACAGATGAGAAAGTTAATAACGTTGCTACTATTGGTAACATTGAGCTCGAGCGCTTATTCACAGAAAGATACGCTAACTAAGAAAGATACAAGTGTTGTAGTTTTACCAACAAAAATTGCTAGATTAGTTTATCAAGACCTAATTCGTTTTGATGGAGCTAAATTGGAGATTGTTGAATTAAATAAAACAGTATTACTTAAAGATGAACAAATAAGTTTATTTAAACAAAAGGATACTCTTAAAAACGAAAAGATTGGAAACTTAGAATTAATCATTACTAAAAAGGATGAGCAGTTTTCATTAGAGAGACAAAAATCGGAAAGTTTAATAAAAGAACTAAAAGGACAGAAGTTTAAAACTGGATTTTATAAGGTAACTTCAATTGTTGGAATAATTGCAACTACAGTCCTTTTAATAAAGTAATTTATGGCTGAAGTAAAGAAATCATTAAAACAAATTATTGCTGAAGAATATCAAAAGTGTGCAAAAGACCCGATATACTTCATGCGAAAATATTGTATGATTCAACATCCGGTGAAAGGTAAAATACCCTTTCACCTTTTTCCGTTTCAAGAAGATACACTAACTCAGTTTAAAGACCATCGTTATAATATTATTCTAAAATCAAGACAAACTGGTATCTCAACATTGACTGCTGGTTTCTCACTTTGGAAAATGCTATTTAATGATGATTTTAACGTATTGGTTATTGCAACAAAGCAAGAGGTTGCTAAAAACTTAGTAACTAAGGTAAGGGTTATGAATCAATATCTACCAAGTTGGTTAAAACTAACAACGGTGGAGGATAACAAATTATCACTTAGATATGCAAACGGCTCTCAAATCAAAGCAACATCTGCTGCTAGTGATGCTGGTCGTTCTGAAGCACTATCTTTATTAGTATTTGATGAGGCGGCATTTATCGATAAGATTGAAGATATATGGGTATCTGCACAATCTACATTATCAACTGGGGGTAACGCAATTATCCTTTCTACACCAAATGGTGTTGGAAACTTTTTCCACAAAACTTGGGTAGGTTCTGAAGATGGAACAAACTCATTTAATAATATTAGAATCCATTGGAGTGTACATCCTGAAAGAGAGCAAGCTTGGCGAGATGAACAAGAGGTTCTATTAGGAACAAAGGGAGCAGCTCAAGAGTGTGATTGTGATTTCGTATCTTCTGGAGATAGTGTAATCGAACCACAACTCCTACAATTTTATAAAGAAACATTTGTGCAAGACCCAGTAGAAAAAGGTGGATTTGATGGAAACCTTTGGAGATGGGAATATCCTAACTATAATAAAACTTACATAGTATCAGCTGACGTTTCGAGGGGAGATTCTTCGGATTACTCTACCGCACACGTTATTGATGTTGAAGCATCTGCGCAAGTAGCAGAATATAGAGGTAAGTTGGATACAAAGGATTTTGGAAATTTCTTAGTATCATTAGCAACCGAATATAACAACGCACTATTGGTAATTGAAAACGCAAATATTGGTTGGGCAGCTATTCAACAAGTATTGGATAGGGGATATACTAATTTGTATTATACATCTCGAGATTTAAAATATGTGGATGTGGATAATCAATTATCAAACAAATATCGTTCGGAGGATAGAAGTATGGTAGCTGGATTCTCAACCACATCAAGAACCCGACCTTTGATTATTTCAAAGTTGGAGGAGTATGTAAGAGAAAAATCAATCATAATCCGTTCAGTAAGAACCATAGATGAGTTATTTACATTCATTTGGAACAATGGTAGAGCTGAGGCAATGCGTGGTTATAATGATGACCTTACGATGGCATTAGCCATATCACTTTGGGTTAGAGATACATCACTTAGATTAAGACAAGAGGGTATTGATTTAACAAAACAAGCTATTAACAGTATATCATCATATACTTATAGTGGTGTTTATGGTGGTAACGATATGGATAGTAATCCTTGGCAAATGAACGTTGGGGATGGTAGTATTGAAGATTTAAGTAAATGGTTATAAAATTATGTAAAGTTATATAAAATGATATTTATATAGTATTAGATAATATTTAGTCAAATATATGGAAAATTATACTTTAGAACTTTACAATGAAATCAGAGGCATTTTCGAAGAAGATGTTACTGAATATTATGTTGAAAACTACGATGATTTAAAAGAATTCATAGAATTCTTAAAAACCATAAAGGGGGAAGTTAACGAAGCCGAATATCAGGGAAGAGAGGTAAAACTCAATAAACCGATGAGAGGTGATGTTAAGAAGTTTAAAGTATATGTTAACAATCCAAAAGGGAATGTTGTAAAAGTAAATTTTGGGCATGGCGGAACATCAGCAAAATCAGCAGGTGAAGAAACTATGAGAATTAAAAAATCAGACCCAGAACGAAGAGCATCATTTAGAGCAAGACACAATTGTGATACACCTGGTCCAAAAACAGGAGCAAGGTATTGGAGTTGTAAAGCTTGGTAAATTAATAAAGGTTATAAAAACAAAAACAAAAATGGCAGAACAACAACAAAGTACGTTTTTTCAAAGATTAACAAAACTCTTTTCTACTCAAGCCGTAGTCAAAATTGACAAGGATGGGAAGAGAAAAGTAGTTGATGTTGATGACAGACAGCAAGGAAGTACTAATTTATTGAACCTTAGAGATAGGTACACTAAATTACAAAGAGGATTTGCTGGTGACCAAATGGCTGCACAGTCAATGGCATACCATCAAGTTCGTAGAGAATTATTTAGAGATTATGATGCTATGGATAATGACCCGATTATATCATCGGCATTAGATATATACTCAGATGAATCTACATTAAAGAATGAATTTGGAGATGTAATTCAAATCAAAACTCAAAACGAAAAAGTAAAAGCATTATTAGAAAATCTTTTCTATGATATTTTAAATATTGAATTTAACCTATGGGCATGGACTCGTAATATGGTTAAGTATGGTGATTTTTTCCTTTCGGTGGAAATACAACCAGGTAATGGTATTATTAATGTACAACCACTTCCAGTTTATGAAACTGAAAGATTGGAAAATACTGACCCAAATAATCCAAACTATGTTAAGTTCAAAGTTAATCATGACCCTATTGGAAAAGGTGAATATGAGAACTATGAAGTAGTACACTTTAGATTATTATCAGATACCAACTTCTTACCTTATGGTAAGGCAATGATTGAAAATGGTAGAAGAATTTGGAAACAAGTTTCTCTTATGGAAGATGCTATGTTAATTCATAGAATTATGAGAGCACCGGATAAGAGAGTTTTCAAAATTGATATTGGTAATATTCCACCAAACGAAGTGGATAACTACATGCAAAAGATTATCAACAAAATGAAGAAAGTTCCATTTGTTGATAAGAATAGTGGTGATTATAACTTAAAATATAATATCCAAAACTTAACTGAAGATTTCTTCTTACCTGTTAGGGGTGGTGATAGTGGTACTCAAATTGATTCATTAGGTGGATTACAATACACAGCTATTGAAGATATTGATTACTTAAAAAACAAATTGTTTGCAGCTCTTAAAATTCCAAAAGCATATTTGGGGTATGATGAGAATGTAAATGGTAAAGCAACACTTGCTGCAGAAGATGTAAGATTTGCAAGAACGATTGAGAGAATCCAAAGAACATTGGTATCCGAACTTACTAAATTGGCAATTGTACATTTAGCATCTCAAGGTATCGAAGATGCTGATATGGTTGATTTTGAATTATCATTGGTAAATCCATCTACAATCTATGAGCAAGAGAAAGTAAACCTTTGGAGTGAGAAAGTAAGATTAGTTTCTGATATCAATGCATTAAATATGATTTCTAAAGATTGGGCATATGAAAATATATTCAATATGAGTAAAGATGAGGTAGACCAACAAAAAGCTGGAATGATAAATGACCTCAAAGATAGATTCAGATATAACGCTATTGAAAACGAAGGAAATGACCCGGCAATGCCACAACAACCAACTGATATCGAAGAAAGTTTGGAAAAACTTAAAACGGAATTAAAGGATGAAGGTGGTAGACCAAGAGAGGGTAATACTTATGGTAAAGATAAACATCCTTATGGTAGAGACCCATTAGGAGCTAAAGAAAACCAAAAAGCTCTGAAAAGAGAAAGTTCAGCGGTTAGAGTTAATGCAAATATTGCAAAAGAATACATTAACGGAATATCATCAAAAAAACAAATTATAAAAGAAAAAGTTGACTTTTTAGATGATTCAAATTTGTTAGACGAGGAAAAAATTAGTAAATAAATTAAAACTTATATTTATACACAATGATTACATCGTTTATGAATATATTATTATAGGACAAAAATAAATGAAGAAGGTAAAACATTCGAAATTTAAGAACACAGGTATTCTATTTGAACTTCTTGTAAGGCAAATTACATTAGAAGTGCTTAATGGAGATGCGACTGAAAAAGCAAAGCATATTGTTAGAGAATTCTTTTCACCAAAAACTGAATTGAATAAAGAACATAGATTATATGAACTCTTACTAAAGGAGAAATATAAGTCAGAATCCAGAGCTGAAAAATTTATTGATACAATCAATGAAGCGCATACCCGTATCAATCAAAGTAAATTACAAAGAGAAAAATATAATCTTATTAAGAAGATTAATGAATCATTCGATATGGATGATTTCTTATCATCTCCAATAACTAACTATAAAGTATTAGCATCAATATATAAAGTATTTGAAGCTAAGAATATGGTAGATTATGATGTTAAAGATATTTTTAATTCTAAAATTACTTTAATTGAAAATATAACATCGAATCAAACAGTAATTGTAGAAAAATCAGATGATGCTCAGAAATTAGTAGAATCTTATAAAAAACAAGATAAAGATTTAAGATTACTTACCTACAAAATATTAGTAGAAACGTTTAATAAAAAATATTCTAATTTAGATGAAAGTCAAAAAGAATTATTAAAGCAGTTTATTAATAATATTACCAATACTACTAAATTTAAAGAATACGTTGAGAAGGAAATTCCATCAATAGTAAAAGAATTAAAAGTATTACATAAGTCTATCAATGACAAAGTTACTAAAATTAAATTAGCTGAGACTGTATCTGTTTTAAATAAAACTAAAATTGGTAAGACTGTTTCTGATAATCACGTATCATCATTAATGATATCATACGAATTAATTAAAGAACTAAAGGGTAGATTAAATGACAAGTAAACTAAGAGAACTAATTGATGAACTTTTAGAAGAGATTCAGCAAGAGGAGTTAGAGTTAGGTGAAGCAACAACAACTGGTGATGTAGCTGGATACAATACTCCCAATGCATTCAAAGCAACGGATGGTACTGATGAAGAAGCTGAACCAGATGATGCAATTACAAAAAGAATAAATCAATCAACTGGATATAAAAAAGTTGATGAAAATCGTTGGCATGAATTAAGAAAAGATGAATCCTCTCCAAAACAAAAAATTGGTAGAGGAATTTCTAATGTTAATAGACAACTTTCTGAAATCGAAACATTCCTTGGTTGGTATGGTAAGATTAAAAATGAAGGTGATTTAAACTCTGACCAATATTGGAAAAGAACTAAATCAAACTTATTCAGAATAAGAGAGAGATTAAACAATATTGCTACATCAATTAGCAAACTATAATAGGAAACCTATACTATGAATATTACTAGAGCAAAACTAAAAGAAACACTTCGTACAATCGTTAATGAGGAATCGGAGTATCAATCATTTTTCAAAGCCGCATTAGAAAAAGCTGGAAAATCTATCCCATCTATGAGTGATGAGGAAAAGAAAGCATTTTTTGATAAAATCGATGCCACATGGGATGGTAGAGGTGAAAAGAATGAAGAATTAGTTGGTGGTCAAAAGAAATTAGATGTTGATAAAGATGGTGATATCGGTAGTGATGATTTAGCAGATTTAAGAGCTGGTAAAAAAGTAGATGAAGCATCATATCCAACTGATTTAAAAATCGGTTCTGTAATATTAGGACAAGGATTCACCCGATTAAAGGGAATAGATGGTGGGAAGTATTATAAAGTTGTAGATATGGATAGTATTTCAGCAACATTCGTTCCATCTGATAAAAATGGTAATACAAAGGGTTCAAAAAAAGTAAGACATCGTTTAGGTGATATTGATGGTGGTATTAAAACTGCTAAAAGAGGTGATGAAAACGGAATCGTTGTAATCAAAGAATCAGTTAACGAAGCAATTGGTAATGATAAATCAATGTTAGCATTGGTAGATATATTATCCAACTCAATGGAATATTATGAGGATGATAGTGATTTTTTACAAGCAGTTAGAGGTGGACAAGGATGGTCTGGTATTGCAGGTTTTAAAAATAGTAGTTTAATTCCGGTATTTAAATCTATATATAAAAAGTATTGGACAGTATCTCCACAAAATAGAACTAATTGGATTACAAAAAATTGGATTAATTGGTTAAAGCCATTTGGATTGGAAGAGAATGTAAATTCTGAAACTGATACATTTAATGAAGCAGCAGACGTTAAAAAAAGATTTATGTTTGATTTCTATACGGATTCCAATCAAAGAAATACCGAAAGAGAAACAAACTTTTTGGCTACTACATTGGAAAGCGCAATTAAAGCAGCTGAACATATTTGTAAAGTAACTGGATATGCGTATGTTGAAATATACTACAAAGATTTGTTTTTAGGTAGTATGAAAAAACAAAATGGTTTTAAATTTGTTGAGGGTAGGGGCTATCCTAAATTCAAATCAATAAATTAATCCATAAATAATAAGAGGAGCAGATATGAAAAGCTTAATAATAGAAACGAATTTGTTTAAGGGATTAGTTAACGAAGATGCCTCTGGTAGAACTATCGTTAAAGGAATCCTACAAAGAGCTGGGGCGGAAAACCAAAATGGTAGAGTATATCCAATGCCAATCTTACAAAGAGAAGCAAAGAGATATGAAACACTTATCAAAGAAAGACGAGCATTAGGTGAATTAGACCACCCTGATTCGTCTGTAATCAACTTGAAGAACGTATCTCATAATGTGAGAGAAATTCATTGGGAAGGTAATGATTTATGTGGTACAGTTGAAATCTTACCAACACCATCTGGAAACATATTAAAAGAATTGTTAAGAGCTGGAATCCTATTAGGTATCTCATCAAGAGGTATGGGTTCTACTAGACAATTAGAAGGAAATAAAGTAGAAGTTCAAGAGGACTTTGAATTAATCGGTTGGGATTTTGTTTCCAATCCATCTACGCATGGTGCATTTATGACACCTATGAACGAATCGGTAGTTAAATCTATTGGTACTGATGTTTGTGGTGAATTTTGTAAAGCACAAGATTTAATGAGAGAAATCATAACAGGATTAATATAATGAGCAAGAAAAACTTTGACATATACGATTATGTAACAAATAACACCTTTACTTTAAAAGTAGAACAAAAGGGTGGTAATAACGTATCTAAGGGATATAATGATATTCGTAAAACCAATATCAATGAAGTAAAAATAGTTAATGGTAAATTCAGTATAGCTGAATCATTAGAAGATAATAGACCATTATCAAACGAAGTTAAAAAACACTTCTTAGAAATTATTTCAACTTATAAAACATTCCAAGAGCAAATGAAAAGAAATTCAGATATCGTTGAGGTAGCTGAAACTTTGGGTGGAATCGTAGAAGCTGCTAAAACCCTAACACTTTCTGAAGCTGATGATTGGTTTGATAAAGTAACCATCAAAAGAAATATGAGTGAGTTAGATAAAATGGATAAAGCATTTGAAAAGGTTGCAACTGAAGCAAGACAGTTAGATGAGAGATTACATTCACTTTATGAAGATATGGGTAACATATTAAATAGATACTATGAAATTTCTGATTTAGATGGTGAAATTGTAAAAGAACGTTTAGGAAAAAAATAATTATGAAAGAGCAATTAAGAAAAATAGTAAGAGAAACTATGAAAGAATCAGTTCTTTCAGAAATAGAATCAGTAAACGAAGGAAGATACGATGCTGATTTAGATAAAATTGAAGCAGCAGTTAAAAACGCATCATCATTTATGAACGTTGGTTCTGAATTAAAGAAAATTGGTGTAAAGTATGATTTCTCAACTTCAATGATACCGATGTATAGAATTAAAGTATCTGGAAACACTATTGCAATTGTAAATAAGAAATATGCAGCTGGTGCAGAAAGAGAAGTTAAAGATATTGCAATTGGATTAATGGAGAATATTATTAAAGAATCGTTATCTCCTGAAGTTGCTAAACATATGGGTAGTATTCATAAGGGATTTAAAATGGTAGAAGATGATGGTGCAATGGTTTATGATTCACCAAACAATGCTAAAAAAGCAGCAGATTTTTTAAATTCAAAAAAAATAGCAGCATCATTTGATGGTAAATATGTATATTTAGAATCAGTAGTAACTGAGGCATTCAAACATATCATTCACGTTGATACACCAACTCAAGTAGTTTCTAAACCAGTAGCAGCTCAAATAATGGCATTGGCTAAAAAAGGTATTCGTTCAAAAGAAATTGGATTGGAGATGGGATTTACTGGTAACGCTAAGTTAGCAGCTGATACATTCCAAAAAGTTAAAAGTAGAATATACTTTGAGCTTGATAAAAGAGAATCAGTAGTAACTGAAGGTGCTGGTAAAGAAGCAATGGGAATTGCAGCATTAACTGCTACAAGAGGTGATGCGGTTCAAGCCTTTATTGATAAACATAATTTGGATGGTGTAAAACTTTTCAAAAGTATTAAATCAGCAAACTTGCAAGGTAAAATGAATTTTGTTAGTGCATTGGTTGGACACGATGGTAATCCAAATCAAAGACTTACAATCAAACTTCACCAAAAGAATGAATCGGTAAATGAAGAAGAAATTAGATGGAGCGCAGTTGAAAATGCAATCATTAACTTTTTAAAAATGAATACAAAGATTTTAGATAAGAGAGTTAAAGATAAAGATACTGATGGTGTTAAGGGGGGATTGCAATCAATCATTGATGGTTTAACCAACGCACAAAGAAGTTTAAAATTAAAAAAATAACTATATTAAAAAACAATTTTATTATGTATATCGATTCTAACAAACATGCGTATGGGCTAGGTGGGGCTCAAATTATAAGTGGGTCTAGGCAATTAACAGTTAGTAATGTATATCGTTATAAGACGGTAACAGCTACAGTAACTGACCTTAAATTTAATGCTTCACAAATATCTGGTTCATTTGGTTTAAATACAATACCAGCTGGAGTAGATGTATTCGGTAGTATAACTGAGATTACACAATCATCTGGTGTAGGTATTGCATATTATGGTATACCTGAATTTAATATAAATACTGGGCAATCGTATTAATAAAAGGTGGTTTATCCATCTTTTTTTATGTATTTTAAAAAAAACTAAAGAAAATTATACATTTTTTATCGTTTTCTAAAAAATATGTATATTTATCTTTGTTAATAACCCATTCTTATGGGTTTATTGGTTAATGAATACTCACCTATATGTGTAGTTACCGAACAACCAATTCAAAACCAACTACATTGAGGTTCCTCAAATAACTTCAGAAAATTTTAAAAAACACGGTAAAAGAAATGGCAAATTCAAAATTGTTAAAAGAAGCAATTGCTGATGCCAAGGCTGTAAGGGAAACCGCTATCGCTAACGCTAAAATCGCATTAGAGGAAGCTTTTACTCCACGTTTACAATCTATCCTATCAAGAAAGCTACAAGCTGAAATGGAAGGTGAAGAGGAAGAAACTATGGAAGAAGAGATGGACTCAATGGATTTAGACATGGGTGATGACGAAGAACAAACTGCTATGGTAAGCAATGAAGAAGAAGCTACTGATGTTGTTGAAGAAGAGGAAACAGAAATGGACTCTGAAGAAGCAATGGAAGAAGCTGAAGGGTATGATGACCCGACTAACGCTGATGACGCATCAATGTCTGAAGAAGATGAGATGGGTGAAGATGAGTTAGATTTAGAAGAAATCATCAGAGAACTTGAAATGGGTATGGACTCTGAAGAAGAGGAAGTAACTGAAGAAGAAGAAATGGAAATTGCTCCCGAAGAAGCTCCTGTAGCTGAAGAGGAAGAAATGGAAATGGGTTCTGAAGAAGAAGCTCCTGTATCTGAAGAAGAAGATGAAATCGACTTAGAGGAAATCCTTAGAGAAATGGGTTACGGGGATGATGAGGAAGTAACTGAAGGTGAAGAAGAAGTTGTTGATAACTCTGCAGAATTAGAAGCAGAATTAGAAGAAGCTTATTCAGTAATCAAAAAATTACAATCTACAATCAACGAAGTAAACTTATTGAACGCAAAATTACTTTACGCTAACAAATTGTTTAGAGGTTATAATTTAACTAACGAGCAAAAAGGTAAAGTTGTAGAAAATCTTGACAGAACAACTTCTGTTAGAGAAGTAAAATTAGTTTTCGCAACGTTATCAGAATCAATGAACTTTACAGGTACTGAAAGAAAAGCTAAAAGAGCAATCGCTGAAAGCGTAGCATCTAAGCCAACTCGTTCAACTGCACCTAAGAAAGAAATCATTTCTGAGAACACAAATCTAATGGCTGCAAGATTCAAAGAACTTGCAAACATTAAATAATTTATTTATTAACAAACACATTAAAAAAGAAAAATAAAATGGCAAATTTCGATTTATCTAAGTTAATGGAAGGAAAGAACCCACAATCGGTTATGTTGAACGAAACTCGTCAACTTAAATCAAAATGGGAAAAAACTGGACTTCTTGAAGGCTTAAAGACAAAAGACCAAAGTGCAATGGCTGTACTTTTGGAAAACCAAGCAAAACAATTGCTTGATGAAGCAACACAAACTGGTGTTGGTGCAAACTCTGAAGAGTGGAGCGGTGTAGCTTTACCTTTAGTAAGAAGAATCTTCGGTGAGATTGCTTCTAAAGAATTCGTTAGTGTACAACCTATGAACTTACCTTCTGGACTTGTATTCTATTTGGATTTCAAATATGGTACTGCTCAAGGTGGTAACCCAACTTTCTCTGGAAAATCACTTTTTGGTGGTAACGGACAAGATTCTGCTGCTGGTGCTGGTTTCGGTACTACTGCAGTAGCTGAAAATGGTTTATATGGTGAAGGTAGATTCGGATACACAGTAAATGATGTAACTGCATCTTTCGCTCACTCTGCAATCACTTATACTTCAGCATCTTGGGCTGATGTAGGATTTACATCTGAACTTTCTGCTTCTGTAGCAGCTGGACAAGTGCATAAAGCAACTTTCACAGCTCCAACAACAGCTGATTTAGATGGTGTACGTTCATTTAACGTAGCAAGTGGTTCACTTACTAACTTAAATCAATTCCACAAAGTATCTGGAGCTAACTTAGTAATGTTCGTATCAGCATCTGCTGGTTTACAAACTGCTAAAACTGCTGCACAAACTGTAGTATTAACTTACTCAGTTGTACCAAATGATTACTCTAGAGGTGATTTTGAAGATGGTAAAAACTCTGGTAAAAGAGCAGATACTGAAGGAACAATCGGAACTGATATCGATATTCCTGAGGTTGACTTAGAATTGAAATCAGAGGCTATCGTTGCTAAGACTCGTAAGTTGAAAGCAGTATGGACTCCTGAATTGGCGCAAGATTTGAACGCTTACCACTCAATTGACGCTGAAGCGGAATTAACTTCTATGTTATCTGATTATATCTCTTTAGAGATTGACTTAGAAATCTTAGATATGTTAAAATCAAACGCTTTAACTACTGAGTATTGGTCAGCAACTATTGGTGAAGAATACAATGCAGCATCAGGCGTATGGTCTGGAGCAGCAACTGGAATGGCTTACCAAAAGAATACTTGGTTCCAAACTTTAGGTACTAAATTAAACAAAGTATCTAACAAAATTCACCAATTGACATTAAGAGGTGGAGCTAACTTCGTTGTTGCTTCTCCTGATGTATGTACTATCTTAGAATCGATTCCTGCATTTACAGTGAACGCTGATAAGGATTCTGCATCTTTCGCAGCTGGTGTAACGCAAGTTGGTGCTATCGCTAATAGATACACTGTTTACAAAAACCCTTACATGACTTCAAACGAAATCTTGTTAGGATTCAGAGGTTCAAACTTCTTGGAAACTGGAGCTGTTTACGCACCATACGTTCCATTAATTATGACTCCTTTGGTGTATGACCCAACAAACTTTACTCCTCGTAGAGGTGTAATGACAAGATACGCTAAGAAAATGGTTCGTCCTGAGTACTACGGTCGTATTTTTGTTAAAGATTTAGCTTCTATTTAATAGAAACTTAATTTTATAGAATTAGAGGGATAGGAAACTATCCCTCTTTTTTATGCGGTTTTGTTAAAACTCTTATACTTATAATAAAGTAGAATTTTATGGCTTTACCCTGCCCCGCATGTAAACAACCACTTGGTTTAACTTTACAATTTATTATAAAGCATCCAGTGATGGCATGCCCACATTGTGAAGTTATAATGGATTTTACTGTAAATGAAGAAATTAAAAAAAGTTTTACGGAAGCAATTTCGGAAATAGATAAAATAAAAAAGAAATATAAGGGTATGGTTAAATTTTCATAAAGCTATTTGCTTTCAAAAAATACTACATACTTATAAACAACTTTGGTTACGTTAAACTAATATAAAAAAAAATAAATTTTATGGCATCAATCGCAGACCAGTTCGCAGGTCTTCCAATAGAAGAACTAATTGTTTCTCCTATTATTGGAATGGCTAAAGGGCAAGCAAAATTAAATGAAGTAACTTGGAAGTACATTTCTGAAGTTGCTTTCGTAAAAGATGAAAAGACAGGTAAAACATCTGCTCGTTCATTAGACGTAGAAATGAATCGTGTTGTTACTAACGCAGATACAGGTGAACAAGAAATACAAAAATTGTATAGTAAAGTTCCAATGTTACCATTAGTACCACTACCATCATTGGCTATTACATCAGCGGACATCGAATTCGCTATGGAAGTTAAAACATCTGAAGCATCGAAGGATACATCAGCTAGTGAAAACAGCTATGAAATGTCTGCAGGTGGAAAATGGTGGGGAATGAGCTTTAACGCTAAAGTAGCAGGTAAAGTTTCAACCAACAAAGAAAACACTCGTTCAACTGATAACTCAGCAAAATACAATGTAAAAGTACATGCTGAGCAATTACCAGCAACTGAAGGTATGTTGAAATTATCTGATTACCTAACTCAAATGTTAGAGCCATCGTTAATTCCATTCGGAGAAGGTACTGCAGCTAAGTAATAATTAAACAATAAAGGTTATATATTATGGCAAGATTAAATGTAGAGGAACTAGTTGGCGGTCTGTTAGAGGCCGCCATGGTTTCTCAAGGTATAAGTGAAAGACAGCATATTAATGCTCTCCGAAACTATTTCAATGAAGATGGTACACCCAAAACTACTTCCTTTAATATAGGTGGTAGGGATATGATTGTTCCTCTTTATATTTTAGCAGACCACTCATCTATTGGGTTGGAAGAATTAGATATTGAGTTCTCTTGTAGACTTATATTTGGTGATGAAGAAAAGGAAGTTTCCAATCTTAAAAAATCTCTATTGGGGTTATTTAAGAAAAAGGGATACGAACACAATATCAAAGGTATTGAGGTTGATTCCGGTTACAATCCAAGTGAAGCTGGTATGGCTAAGATTAAAGTAAAATTTAAGGCAGATGAAAAGCCGGAAGCGGTTAGTCGATTAATTGATGAATATATTAAAAATTTGGAAGACCCGAATCAAAAATAAAATTTTATTATAAAATCAGAGGGATAGGGAACTATTCCTCTTTTTTTATGCTTTTTTTTCCATTACTAAATTTTACAATATTTATAAGTATTAAACATCAATTATAATGGCAGCAGGAAGATACTCATTTGTAATAGAGCAAGGAGCAACAACTAATTTTCAAATTGATTGGACCGATGAAAGTGGTTCGGCAATTGATTTGAGTGGTTATCATGCGAGAATGCAAATACGTCCGCACGTAGAGTCAACAACAACATTGTTATCACTATCATCATCACTTTCGGATAGTTGTGGAACGGGTATTAATCTAAGTGGTTCAAATGGTATAACACCAATACAAAGTGGTTCAATAGGTATCTATATATCAGCATATTCATCATCTTTATTAGATTTTGGTGAAGCAGTTTATGATTTAGAAGTGGTTAAAGGGTGTGAAGTTACGAGATTATTGGAAGGTAAAGTTAAATTATCTAAAAACGTAACGAGATAAAATGGCAATAAAAGTAACACAAAATTTAACAAAAGTAACTATATCATCGGTTGGTGTTCAAGGACCAAAAGGAGATTCTGCACAAGATAGTGATTTATCTTTCTTAGTAACAACATCTTCTTTTAATGATTATACAGCATCACAAGCCACATTAAATAATAAATTTGCAATCACAGGTTCGAATACCTTTAGAGGTGAGCAAGTTATAAGTGGCTCAATCCTAATTAGTGGTTCATTAGTACCGGCAACTGGACAAGGAACATTCACATCTTCATTTAGTTTAGGTTCACCATCAAATGCTTGGAAAGACCTTTATATATCACAAGGTTCAATTATTTTCGTAGATGCGGTAACGCAAGAAACTTCATCATTTTCAATTGAGAATAATGCTGGTGGACAAAAGACTGTAAAATATACGGCAGCACTAACAGCATCGGCTTATTTAGGAGATGGTAGACAACTAACAAATTTATCAGCAAATACAAATTGGAATAACACATACGATTCATATTTAATAAGAAAAACAGAACAATTAACTTTTTCGGGAGATTATATTTTAGAAAACGGATTTTTATTAATTGAAGGTGGTGATGAAGAAGTAGAATACTCCGCAAACAAATCATTCAAAAAAGAAGGAACACTATTTATAGGTGGAAATCTATTACTTAAAGATAGTGTTATTGAAAATAATGGTAAGATAAGTGTGGGTGGAGAAGTTATATTAATAGGTAATTCATCAATAGACGGAACAGGAACAATAATATAAAAATATGCAATACATTCAATTACAAGGGCAAGTAGCCGCAGATTTAGATACTCCATTAGAAGGTGGGTATAATTTGTTTATAGATACAACAAATGGCTCTATCAAAGCAAAAGATAGTGAAGGTAATCTAACCGGTGGTGGAGCTGGTGGTGGATTAGTAGAAACCACTTATAATGGATTAACCGCTTCATTAGCGACTGATTCATTAACACCTGGTACTTACTATAAGATTACCGATTTTAGGACTTGTTATGACCAACCGGATTATGATGTTTATGGTAACTCAATTCAAGTTGGTAATTATAGAACAGGTAGTATTTCACCTATAATTGTATTCGCATTAGACTCCGGTTCTTTGGCATCAGATGCATATCAACCCGAATATCCAAATGATAATATTAAATACGATATTACATTTAATCAAACCGAAGTAACTGATAGTCCTGCATTTGGTAGAATTATATATAGAAAAGATAATCAAGGAAACGAAATGGATTACGATTTCAGAGAAGTTCTTTTCAAAAGATATGATGCATATTATTCTGAAGATGTTTATGATGGAACTATTTCTGTTGAAGAATCTGGTAGTTTTGCTTTTATCACCGGTAGTGGAACATTTTTTGAAAATTTCACAACTGGAAGTGTTGTTGGTGTTTTGAATATCAATAATGACCCTCTTGTATTTTACTATGAAATCGTATCAATTGAAGATGATTATCGTATGGTTGTTACTGGAAGTAGATATAACTCTCCTAGTGATACTCGTTTGTTAGATGCAAATCTATTAGAAGGAGTGTCTTGGAAACAAAATAACATCCTATCTAATTCAGCTTCAATAGAAATACCAACCTTTGAGTATATAGGAGACTGTTTTAATAACACATCTACAAATACGGCTGCATTTACGGTATGGGATGAAAATACTTTCCTATTACCAAACAATGTATTCAAAGGTGAAAACACTTATAGAGATAATTCATTCTCACAAGTTTTTAGAAATAACACATTTAATGATGCTAGTTCTAACTCTAATATAGTTATGGATAGATTTTATAATAATATTATTAATAACGATTTTGATAATAACATAATCAAAGATAGTTTTTACAATAATATAATTGTTTGTGATTTTAGATACAACACAGTTAGTGGTGAGTTCCACAATAATCATTTTGGAGATGAGGATGAGGATGATTTTGATTACAATATCATTAATGGTGAGTTCTATAATAACTTCTACACATCAGATGATGATTTTTATTATAACATAATCAACGGAGGTTTTGACCACAACATCATACTTGATGAATTTAGTAAAAATACTCTTAATGGGTTTTATAATAATGTGTTAGGTGGTGAATTTGGTGATAATAGAATAGGTGAAAGTTTTTACGGAAATAAGACCTACAATGAATTTAGAGAAAATACAATAGCGGATGAGGTTTATAATAATAACTTCTTTTCATCATTCTTAGGTAATACAATAATAGGACATGAAGTTTATAATAATAACTTTTACAGTTGGACCGAAGATAATCAAATAGGTTCTAGTTTTCGAAATAACGATATAGGAGAGTCTGATGATTATGGTGATACGAATTTTTCCCGAAACAAAATCGGTAATGATTTTTATGATAATATTGTTAGCCAATCTTTTGAGGATAATGTAATCGGTAGTGGTTTTTACGATAATACTATTAATAATGAATTTTTACACAATAATATTGAAAGTGATTTTGAATCGAATACAATAGTAAATAATGGTGAACTAGAATCGTTTGAGTACAATCAAATAGGTAATGAGATGAAAGGAAATTTAATTTCAGGTAGTTTTATCTCAAATAAAATTGGTTATGCATTTGTAGGAAATGAAATTGGAGATGGGTTTAATAGTAATACTATTGGTAATATTTTTACCGGAAACGATATAGGAGAAGGCTGTATCAGTAACATATTTGGTGATTATACTATTGAAAATAATATTGGTAATGGGTTCGTGGAGAATTTTATATTAAATAATTTTATTGATAACACCATTGCTAATGATTTCAAAAGTAATAAAATTGGAAATGATTTTACTGATAATATGATTGGTGATGGTTTTGGATTTGGTGGCAGTTCGTATAGAGGTAATGTAATTGGAAATAGTTTTACTGACAATATAATCGGAGAATACTTCTACGATAACAATATTGGAGATAGATTTACATACAATAGAATAGGTAATGACTTCCAATATAATAGAATAGAAACGGAATTGGATGATTATGATTTTACCACATATTTAGGGGTAATCAATACCATATCATCTTCGATAACCGATGGAACTGATGGAGTTTATTCAGATTTAACTGGTTCAACTGCAGGGTTTGGTTCGGGTTCGGTATTTGAAGTAACTGTTGCATCAAGTATTGTTAGTAATATTGCAATTACAAATAGTGGAAATCTATACGAAGTGGATGATACTATAACAATAGCATCTGGTTCATTTGGTGGAACTACTGATTTAGTATTAACAGTTACTGAATTACACCCAGCCCCAATGGTTTATGGAAATTATAACAAAACTATTCAAAGAAGATTTGATGGAACGATTGTATTAACTGCGTTAGATGATAGTAATCAATTCTATATAACTCAAGCCATCACCGAAGCAATAGACTAATAAAACGAAAGAAATATGAGAATATGTATATTATGCGAAGAATCAAAAGTTCAGCAAGCAAGAGAAAAAATGAAAAATGATAATATCTTAAAAATAGATTTATCACCAAGCGGAGAATTACCTGCAACTCACAAATTGTGTGTAATGGCAGTTACCGAAGAAAAAGCTAATCAGATGATGAGTTCTGCTGAATTAACTATAATAGAGGCAATGAACCCAAAAGAGTTTTTAGCAAAGTATGGTTTGAAAAAAATTGGAAAAAGTTTTGGATTTTAGTAATTATAAAATAAAAAGGGGATTTATTACACCTACCGAGTCTAAACAAATAATAAATTGGATAGACTCGATTGACCATAGTGGTAATGGTGCTAATCATCATCTTTCGGAATTATCAAAAGAACTAAAAGGTAAATCCTATATGTTCGATATTTCGGATACACCTTTTACAAATTATATTACAAAGTTCCAATCCGTATCAGATGTTTCAAAAGAGAAACTACCTGATTTTATTCATAGTATCATTGATAGGATTGCAAAAGAATTCCATTTTCCTAAAAATCATATCTTCTTACAAGCGGTAGATATGAATAGTGGTGGGAAGATAAATCCTCACTATGATGCGGCAGTTGAAGGATATGTTAATTATAAATGTAACATAAGTGTTTTATCAGAGGATTACGAATTGTTTTTAGATAAAGATGTTATAACTATAAATGAAGGTGATTTATACGGATTTGAAGCATCGTTATACAAACATTGGACAAACGAATTCAAATCAAGAAGAGTTTTCCTAAGTTTTGGTTTTTTATTACCATACGATGTGGTAGGCAGAACCGAAACAGATGTAAGAGTTCGTTTGAGTAAAAGAATAGAAAGATATTTCCAAAAAACAATAGAAAATGTTTGAAAGTAAAATAAATAGAGGAAAAGTAAATGGATACGCTCCGTTAGATGGTGATGGTAAAGTATCGTTATCTCACTTACCTGATGTAGTTGGTGTAGCTGGTACATCTGGAACATCGGGTGTAAATGGAACTTCTGGTACTTCGGTATTTGCAGATAGTAATTCGTTGGCAACAACTGGTTCTAACGTTTTTACTGGAACTCAAACAATAAGTGGTAGTGGTGATATTTCACTTACAATAGGAGACGTAAATTTTATTGGAGGTCCTTCTTTTGGTTTAAGAGTAACCGGTTCTGATGGAGCTCCACTATTTCTAACATCTGATGGAACTTTATTAATTGGAGCTATTACTAATCCTACGAATGTATCTGATGATGCATCCTTTTTTGCAAATCAATTAAATTCATATCCTGTTTCAGATGGACCTACTGCAGCAATATTAGTTCAAAAATCAGGTTCATTCCAATCTAATTGGGTATTTGATTATGATGGTAAAAGTTATTTTCCTAGTGATATTAATATTGGATATAATTCATTGGGTAGCGGATTAACTTCTGGTTCATTAAACATTACTAATGGTGATATTAATTTAACTGGTTCTTTACTAATGACTGGTTCTATTATATTAAATGGAGTAACTTATACAAGTTTATCTGGAAATGGTGGCACATCTGGCGAAAGTGGTACGAGTGGAGTAGATGGTACATCTGGAACTTCTGGTGAAAGTGGCACATCCGGTGAAAGTGGTACAAGTGGAACTTCCGGTACATCCATATTGTTGGACTCTACTTTAACATTTGAAGGCAATATAATTTCAGGTAGTAGTGTTGAGACAGTTGGTACACAAATAACAATTGCACAAGACTATTATGGTGGTACTGGTTTGAATGGTAGTGGATTAATTGTAGCTGATAATGCAGAAAGTAGTGGAGTACAAAATGGATGGATAATTAGATTTTATGATGGTACAATAAGGACGGTAACTGGTAATTATGTCCCATCTGGAGAGTCTTTTAGAACTATTGCATTTGGTTCATCTGTATCCCTTAATCCAGCATATCCTTTGACTATAGAAAGTCCAGATTACCAACTTGGTTCAGATGCTTCTGTAGAACTTAAAGTGGGTGAACATAGTATAGTATTAGGTGATGATGGTATCTTAAAATTAAATAATGGGTTTGGTGAAATATATGCGGATGATGAAAATTATTCGGTTAGAATTGGAACTTCGGCTGAAAATGTAGCACCAAACTCACAAATTATACTTGGTGTAGGAAATGAGACATTGAAAATCAAAGCCGGACCTCCTTTAAGAGAATGGACTTTTGGAGAAAGTGGTAATTTTAATTTAACAGGTAGTATAAATGGAGCTCGTAATTTACCAACAACTGGTTCAAATCAATTTAATGGTTCACAATATATAAGTGGTTCAGTATATGTAAGTGGTTCTATCTATAAGGATGGTAACAAACAATTCAACTACGGACAATGGGCTTCATTAGAAACTCAAACTGGTTCTGCTAATACGGCATACGCTATGAAGTTGGAAGTGCCGGTTCCTGAATTTGAAGGTATATATGTTGGTAATAATGGTAGTGGATTTCCAACTAGAATTTATGTAGAAAATAACGGATTATATAACATTCAATTTTCAGCACAATTACATACCACCTCAAACGAGTCGTGTGATTTTTCTGTTTGGTTTGCTATGACAGGTTCTAATATAGCTAATTCAAATACGGATTTCTCTATTGAAAAGGTAAGTGGTGGTGGATTCCAAGTGGCAGCATTAAACTTCTTAACTCCAATTACATCCGGAAGTTATGTAGAATTGTATTGGTCAAAAACAACGGCAAACGGACAATTGCAATATAAGGGAACGCAGGTATCACCAACTAGACCGGCAACACCATCGGTAATTGTGACAGTAACGCAAGTGGCATAATTTTAGATAATCCGATTCTAAACACTATTCTTTAATTTTTTTATATTTATAGGTAACTCAAATTATCTATAAATGATACAACCTTTAATATATCCAGGCTCATCATCATTTTTCCCAGGTCAGACACCATTTGGTATCTATGACAATGATTATGTTTTTGGAGATGATGCTCCTAAAGTAGCACTTTGGTGTGCTAGAAGATTAGGTTATCCTATCCAAAATGTGGAACTTATTGATGAGAATTTCTATGCCTGTTTTGAAGAAGCAGCATCTGAATACTCTGCTCAAGTAAATCAATTTAATATCCGAAATAATCTAACTTCATTGTTAGGTAAACCAATAGGAACGAACTATTCTCAAAAAATGGTTCAAGGAACTAATCTACCATATTTGGTTGGGTTGGCGGATTCTTATGGAACTCAAGCTGGAGTTGGTGGTAATACTGATATTAAGAAGGGAAGTATTCCATTGGAAATTGGTAAGCAGGAATATGATTTAGATACCTTATTTGCAGATGTAAGTGAGAGTGGTAAAAAAATTGATATAACAAGAGTATTTCACGAAGCAACGCCAGCAATCAATAGATTTTTTGATCCATATTCAGTTAGTGGACAAGGAACATTGAACCTAATTGATGAGTTCGGATTCGGTTCGTTTTCACCATCTGCACAATTTGTTCTAATGCCGATGTATGAAGATATGTTAAGAATTCAAGCAATTGAATTTAACGATCAATTCCGTAAATCAGCATTTACATTTAATATAGTAAATAATAAAATAAGAATATTTCCAATTCCATCAAGCACATCATTGATAACAACTTTATATTTTGATTATATAGTTAGAGATGAATACTTTGCAAATTCAACAATAGTTAAAGCAGATGTAGTGTCGGATTATTCTGATGTGGAATATGATTTTATTTCATATAGAAAAATAAATGATGTTGGTAGACAATGGATTAGAAAATATACACTTGCTTTAGTAAAAGAATTATTAGGAGCGATTAGAGAAAAATATTCTACTATTCCAATTCCAGGTTCTGAGATAAGTTTGGATGGGGGTGCGTTAAGAGCAGAAGCACAAACTGAGAAGGATAATCTAATGACTCAACTGAGAGAAACTTTGGAAGAACTTAGTAGAAAAAATCAGTTTGAATATAGAAATTCAGAAGCCACCCAAACGCAAGAAATGTTACAAAAGATTCCATTAGCAATTTACATAGGTTAAACTAAAATATGGCTAGATTTGCATTAGATAGAGATATAAGATTCTTTGAAGGAATATCTGCCGAATTGGTTGATGCTGTCATTCAAACTACTGTTGTATTATACAAATTAATTATAGGTGAAAGTAAAACTAATCTTTATGGTGAATCTTTAAACAAAACTTATTATAAAGGAGTTGAAACTACCTCTGTAATCGAAAGAGATGATACTAGTGCTAATTACGAAGGATTTGGTGCAGATGCTAATCAAAATGTTAAATTCCGTTTCAATAGATTTACATTGAAAGATAATAATTTTTATCCTGAAATTGGTGATATTATTTATCACAATGATGCATATTTTGAAATTGATAATGTTACCGAAGATCAATTAATTGGTGGTAGACCGGGTGAGAAATTTTCAATTATTTGCTCTACATTTATGAGTAGAAGAACAACATTACAAACTGAAGAAAGAGTATCATAATGCAAAAAAACGAAACAAATAGAGCAAATCAATTAGCAGTAGAACCCCAATATGTAAAGGGGGTTAAACTGATTGATATAGATACCACCATATCAGAATATATGGTTAATACTATTGTTCCTGATTTGGAGGAAAATAGTAATAAAATTAAAGTTCCTTTGATTTATGGTAACGCAGAAAGATGGACAAATGCAAGAAAGCAAGGATATTTAAAAGACCAAAGAGGTAAAATACA